GGGGCCAACCTCTATGGGGCCAACCTCCGTGAGGCCGACCTCTATGGGGCCAACCTCTATAGGGCCAACCTCTATGGGGCCAACCTCTATAGGGCCAACCTCTATGGGGCCAACCTCTATGGGGCCAACCTCCGTGAGGCCACGGGGGTCCTCCGTTTCGGACCTATCGGCTACAAGGGCCGAGAGGCTTTCATCTACGGGCCCCCCGAAGACCCCATGATCTCCTGTGGGTGTCAGGACCTCCCCGCCGATCAGCTCATCGCCGCAGCGCGCGCGCACCTCGGATACGGCCCCTCTGTTGCCGCCCTCGCTGAAGCCGCCGTCGCCCAGTTCCGTGAAGATGCCAAGCGCTACCAGGAAAAAGAGGACACCTCGAATGCATAACCAATCCACCCAGCGTCCCCGCAAGCAACCTAAGCCCCTCACCAAAGGCCGCTATGCTGCTCTCTGCCTCCGCCCCATGCAGGCCCTCAGAAAGCCCACAGAGACCATTGTCCTCTACGATGGACTGGAGGCCAGGAAATCACAAGTGGACCTCCAGTGGCGCGTCTGGGGCGCTTATAGGGGTGTCCAGACTGTTGCCGGGGTGTCAACCTCCCTGGCCGCTGCCGCCGAAGAGGCCCGTAGTCGCCTCAAGGCCCTAAAGAAGCCGAAGAGGCGGAAGATTACCTCTTGACATTCAGTTACCGATATGGAAACTGTGCTCCCGGACCAAGACGAAATGGAACCATCCATGTCGGTAGCGGACTCTCAGCACACGAACTTGACCAAGTTTCACGAGGCTCTCTCCTTGATAAGGAGGGAGCACCCAACCCTCAATACTGAGGCCATCTCCTTGTTTCTCCTAGTCTCCACGAACGAGAGGGAGAGCACTAGCCAAGAGGGTTTCCGACCTTCTGGTGTAAAGAATAGGGCAACCGATATGATGACCACGGACAGAGAAGAGATCACCATCCGCTACGCCTTCTCGCGGATCGCTGGGGACCTATGGCGCGGGAAGGCCGACGAGCGGTGCAGTTACGCGCGCCTCGATACCGCCTGCGACATCCTGGGCAGGGACCTACCCCTCGAAGAGGTCATCTCCAGGGAGAACCTTAGCCACCTCGTGCGGACCCTAAGGGACCAGAAGGGCCTCTCCCCGGCTACCATCAACCGCTATCTGACGGCCCTCAACGTCTTCCTTAGGGTCTGCGAAGAGTACGAGTGGATCGACAGCCTCCCCAAGATGAAGTCCCTCCGCCAGAAGGAGCCACCTGGCCGTTCTCGCTGGTTCGAGGATCACGAGATACCCGAGTTCCTGGAGGCCCTAGGGACCTACCGGAACAAGGACCTCGCACGGGCCACCCAGGCGCTCTTCTTGATCGCCTTAGGGACTGGAGCCCGTCGCGCAGAAATCCTAGGGGTTGACCCCAAGAGGGACGTGGTTCGCTTGCGCAGCGGGTGGCGCGTGGTCTTCCGTGTGACGAAGAACGGGCAGCCCCGCTCTATCGACATCGACGACGATACGGCTAAGCTCCTCCAGACATACGCACCATGGGGCCCTAAGGAGACTGGGAGCACCTGCTTCGCATGGCGCTTCTACGACGCCTGGGCCCACGCCAAGAAGGTCATGGGGCTGCAAGGGGACGTCGAACTCGTCCTCCATAGCTCCCGGCACACCTTCGCCACGCAGCTCGTGGACGCTAACGTGAACCTGCGGACCATCCAGGCCCTCCTGGGGCACCTCAGGATCGAGACCACCCAGCGCTACGCCCACGTCTCCGACGAAGCGCGCTCGACCGCCCTGAGGGGTGTCCAGAGACGTCTGAGGGCGAGCCTTAACCAAGCCTGAAATATCCGTTGCACAACCATAGCGACGTATGTAGGAGTTTTGTAACAACAGGGCATCGCCTTGGAGAGGTGCCGGAGTGGTCGATCGGGGCGGTCTCGAAAGCCCTTGCGCCCCTCTCTGCCGTGATACGGTCACATTCTCTCCACAGCGTTGCCCTTATTGGCCCAGGAGCCACCTGGGTCTGTTTCCAAGGGACACGGCTGTTGCCGTTCCCATGCCGCTGAAAGGGACGACATGACGACCACCACACCCCCCAACAACGACAACCCTGACGTGCATATGCAGAAGCTCCAGGCTTCCCTCATCGAACTCATGTTCGCCTTCGACGATTACTCCGCTGGCCTGCATCAGGGGAGCCCCGCAGCCCTTAAGGCTCTGAAGCGACAGGTTGAGACAGCGGCCCTCTACAACGCCGCAATCGTCAGCGACTGACCGCTCCCCGGAAACCATAAATATCCCGGAACCTCTAGGGCCCCACGGGTCCCCTAGGGGCTCCTATTTACCCTAAGAGTAGCCAGATCAACTACAGCCCTTCAAAAGGCAACAGGCAGGACAGGACACAAGATGGCTAGAGACCTCCCAATCTCCTCAGAAGACCGCCTCATTGATGAGCAGCGCGCTTTAGAGATCGAGACCCTACGGTCAGCGCGCGCGCGCTATCTGGAGCTACAGGAGAGAGCGGCGAGAGCAGGAGCTGTCGAACGCCTCAGTGGTTACGACCGCCTCCTCTACGCCGCCGTACCCTTGGTCGCTCAGGCTCTCCAGGAGTGGGTCAAGGACATGGAAGCCCAGAAGGGTAAGGCACCCATGGGTCTCCTCCCTGTGATCTCCCTAGGGCCCCAGGCGTGCGCCTACATCGGCCTATCGACCGCCCTGGAGCACATCCACAAGCGTAAGAACGTCCGTGACGCCTTCATTGCCATAGGTGAGAGGGTACAGGAGGAGCTGTGGGTCTCTGAGCTGTTCGAGGCGGACCCTAAGACCTGGGGCCGTCTCTTCCCCCGGATCATGAAGGACACGGGCGGATCAGCCCCCAAGGTCCTTCGGGGAGCGAGGCGCGCCGCCAAGCGGTTCTGCGATAAGACCTGGCGCAAGTGGGATGTGGCTAAGTGCATCCGCGTAGGGGAGCCCATACTCAATGCAGCCCTATTGGGCTCCGGGGTCCTCCAGGTGCTCACCATCGGCCAGGACCGCTACCTAGGGCTCTCCGATGATGCCGCTGAGTGGCTCAAGGATCGCCAGGAGGCTCAAGCCTACTCTCACCCCTCCCACGTCCCCATGGTGTGCCCACCGCGCCCCTGGGGCCCTAGGAGCGGCCCCTACGTTACCAAGGCGATGAACCGGAAGACGCCGCTTATGCGCTCCCGTCAAGCCGCTGTCTCCCGGCCCCTCAAGGACGCCCTAGGGAGGGGAGAGGCCCAGGGGGTCCTAGACGCTCTCAACCTCATCAACGCCACTCCATGGCGGATCAACACGGCGATCATGGGGGCTGTGCAGTGGGTGTGGGAGCAGGGCCTGGAGCCATCCGAGGGGCTATTCTCCGGCCTCGACGGCTTCCCCCGGTCCACCATCGTTCCCATTCCTCCGCTCCCTGAGGATCAGGAGGACGAGGTCGCTATGCGGCGCGCCAAGGCGGAACGCTATGAGGCCATGCAGAGGAATCGTGAAGCGGAAACGGAAGCTCTCTCATTCCTGAATGACATGAGCACAGCCCGTCAGTATGCGGACAGGGAACGCTTCTGGCTCCCACACAACATCGACTTCCGGGGCCGTATCTACCCGATCCCCCATCTCAACCAGCAGCGTACAGACTATGTCAAGGGGATGCTGGAGTTCGCAGACGCGAAGCCCCTCGGCCATCAGGGAGCCTACTGGCTCGCTGTCCACCTCGCCAATTGCGGGGACTTCGACAAGGTCAGTAAGCGTCCTATCAAGGAGCGTTACAACTGGACCAGGGATAACCGACATACCATCAAGGAAATAGCCAATGACTATCGCTCCAACCTCCTCTGGCTCGAAGCCGACAAGCCGTTCCAGTTTCTTGCGGCGTGTATTGAGTACGCGGCGTTCATGGATAGTGGACCAAGCTACGGGTCTCGTTGTGCAATTGCACTCGACGGCTCCAACTCAGGGCTCCAGCACTACTCGGCTTCTCTGAGAGCGGAGCAGGACGCATTCCATGTCAACTTGAGGGACTGCGCTGAGGGGCAGGACATCTACAGATCGGTGGCGGAGAAGTGCATCTCCATCATCGAGCGCTCCCTCTCCCAAGGGACCCTCCGAGAGGACCAGGAGCCCCTAGCGCGCCTCTGGCTGTCCTTCGGGATCGACCGCAAGCTGGTCAAGCGCCCTGTGATGACCTTCCCCTACGCGGCAGAGACCTACGGTTTCGCGGATCAGATCATCGAAGACACCATCAAGCCTCTGAACAGGGAGGTCCGTGAAGGTAAGCGTACTGAGCACCCCTTCGGTGATCCAGCCACCGCCTATCGCGCCGCTTCCTACCTGGCCAAAGTCGTCTGGCAAGCGGTCAACGAGGTCGTATCCAGGGCCGGGGAGGGCATGGAGTTCTTTAAGGCTACCGCCTCGGTCCTCGCCCATGAGGGTAAGCCTGTCCGATGGACGTCCCCAATAGGCATCCCTGTGGTTCATCAGTACCTGGAGTATGAGACGGTGCGCCCGGCTCTCCGCCTCTACGCCCCCAAAACGAGCACTGTAGCCGCTATGGGAACTGAGGGGGACCTTAGTGACCCCTGGGTCTCCGTTCAGTTTAACCTCCGCATCCGGGAGACCGGGAGGATCAAGAAAACGAAGCAGCGTTCCGCTGTTGCGCCCAACGTTATCCACTCTCTCGACGCCTCCCACATGATGCTGACGGTGCTGAAGGCCCATGAGGAAGGTATCAACACCTTCTGCCTCATCCATGACAGCTTCGCCACGCACGCCGCAGACACAGAGCGCTTCTCGTCCATCATCCGCGAGGCTTTCGCCGATATGTATGAGAACTACAACGTGTACGAAGTGGTTAGGGACGAAGCTCTCAAGGTCCTGAGCGACACTGGGGCTGATAAGCTCCCGCCCCTCCCCCAGATGGGGTGCCTCGACCTCACAGAGGTTACCCGCTCTCAGTTTGCCTTTTCGTGACCCGAGAGTTGCCAAAACGGCTACTATAGCCCCACAAGGAAACGCATCACCCATGAATTACGAAAAAGCCCTGATCGGGGCAGCAGTGGCCCTGAAGAGTGAGGGCACCCCCAACTACCTCTTCCCTCTCCCCTTCCAGGAGGAGCTGAAGAGGAAGGACATCAAATGGTCCACGGTACAGGAGGTATACGACCAATATCTCCTCATCTGCTTCGCCCACGCCGCAATCAATCAGAGCGTCGATCAGATCAAGACGCTCGGCCTATCCGACCGCGAAGTGGAGACCGCCCTGATCCTGAGGGAGCTGTGCAGCCTCCCAGGAGCGGACGACCCCCTCAACACACCTCTTCAAATTGAACAGAACAAGGAGTAATCATGGCCAAGACAGCCAGCGCCAAGTACGTCACCAAGATGGGGACCTTTGTGTTCCCCCATATCAATACACCGGACACGAAGTTCAACAAGGACGGCGTGTACCACCTCAAGTTCCGTCAGTCCAAGGAGCTTGCCCGCGAGCTTGCTGCCCTCTGCAAGCGGGTGGCTCAGGAGCAGTGGGGCCCTGCCAAGGCCAAGGGCGCTAACATGCCCTACAAGGTCGATGAGGAAGACAAGGACTCCATCGTCCTCTCGGCTAAGGCGAAGGCCCTCTATCCTCCGTACATTGCCGACCACCAGGGAAAGCGGGTGGACCGCGCCGACCTGCCGACCGTGGGCACCGGGACTTCTGGTAAGCTCGACATTAGGCTCGTCACCAATGAGGTGAAGGGTGAACTCTACGTCTCGTGCTACCTTCAGGGTGTCCAGATCGTGAAGCTCGTTGAGTATAACGGCTCCGCCTTCGGTGCTGTCGAGGAAGATGAGCTGGGTGACGATGACGGGTTCACCGCTGCTTCTGATCGAGCAGGCGCAGTCGGCACCTTGGTCACCGAAGCTTCGGCTAACGCTGTCTCCGGTGAGTACGAGGACGACGAAGACGAACTGGTAGACACTGACGAAGACGACGACTTCTGATGCCGAGAGCCCAGTACCGTAAGCGGCATGTCCCGACCTACAGATCAGGGCTAGAGGAGACCATTGGAGCGGACGTCAAATCTCGGGGGATCGGGGCCGTCTATGAGGCAGCCCCAATCACCTACACCAAGCCGGAAACCAGGCACCGATACACAGGCGACTGGTTCCTTCGGAGAGATCGAGGAGAGGTCACTTACGACTTCTCCTCTAATCCTAATTGGTACGCTGACGAAGCCTTTTGGCGAGATCACTTCTTGGTCGAGAGCAAGGGTATGTTCTCGGCTGAGGATAGGAAGAAGCACCTACTCATCCAGGCCCAGTACCCGTCCAGCGACATCCGCTTTGTCTTTTCACGGAGTAAAAGCCCCCTCCGCAAGGGGGCCAAGTCCACCTACGGTGAATGGTGCGAGAAGCACGGCTTCATCTTCGCGGACAGGCTCATTCCAGATGATTGGTTTACAGAATGATCAACCTATACCAGAAGAAGATGCCCATCGTGGCGTCCACTCCAGAGGAGCTGGATACCGACGAGTGGTACGAGAACTGGCCCAACTTCTCGCCATTCGAGCTAGCCTCGGACGGCCAAGGCCCAGTAGGCGGAGACGGATCAGTCCGAGCTTGGTTCCTTGTTCTTGGGCAGCTCCAGAACCTCCGTTCGGCATTTGGTGGACCTCTCACCATCACTTCAGCCTACCGGGACCCTGCCTACAACGCAGCCATCGGCGGCTCTCCACGGTCCTACCACGTCGAGGGTTCTGCCTACGATATTTCATGCAGGGACACCGCGATGATGAGGAGGCTGGCCCATATCGCCATCGAGCATGACCGCCTCTTCCCTGTGGAAGGATTTCGCCTAGCTGAAGTGGGCTGGTATCCCCGTCGGCACTTCATCCACCTCGCATGGAACGTCCCTGGACGGAACAAGCCTCTCACCCAATGGAGTGAAGAATGAACGAATACACATCCCGCATCAACGCTGATAATATCCCCCCCAGCCTCCCCGATGGGGCCGCGAGGGTCCTCAAGTTCATCGCCAAGGCGGGCTCCATCACCGCCCGTGAGGCCATGATCGACCTCGACATGGCGCAAGGCACCCTGACGAAGAACATCTGCCGAATCGAGAACTCTCGGTACACAGTGTATCGCAAGCCCTGCATCCACCCGGTCAGCGGCACCAGGTACACACGGTACTACGTCCGAGATGCCTTGGCTCGGCCCCCGGTGTACAAGCGCAAGTTTGTTTTCGCATAAGGAGGATAAGATGTCCGCCCACGCCACATTGCGGGTCCCTCTGCGGGATCACCAAGCATCAATCTCCTTACAGAGCGGCCTCCGCCCCATCCGACTTGACATCGACGATAGTGTCTTCTGGCTCACCAGAGAGGGTGCAGCAGCCTTCGCGGATAAGCTGGATATGGTCGTTAGTCTGTCGGCAGAGGACCAATCCGAGCGATGACCATTTGCGAAGATGACCTTAATGAGGTCGAGTGTCCCGACTGCGACGGCGCGCTGCGGGAGGTCTGGTGAGCCACACTGACCTACCGGACCAGGCCCTAGCCACCCACCAACCATGTGACGACTGCGGATCATCTGACGCCCTCTCCATCTACTCCGACCACACCTTCTGCTTCTCCTGCGGGAAGAGCCGGAAGGGTGACGGGGGCAGCATGGCTGAGGGCGTCACCATGTCGAAGAGGAGGTCTACCATGTTCACCACCGAGCTGATCGAGGCCCCCATCGCCGATGGCCTCAAGTCCCGCAAGATCACCAGGGAAACGTGCCAGAAGTTCGGGTATCTCAAGGCTCGAGTGAAGCACTATGGCGACAAGGGGTTCCTTCCGTCTGCTGAGGGCCGCCCCTGCCAGATTGCTCAGTTCAGGGACAACTCCGGCACGGTGATCGGCCAGAAGCTCAGGTTCCCCGACAAAGCAGCCTTCCCCTGGCAGGGTACCGCGAAAGGTGCCTGCCTCTTCGGTCAGCACCTCTGGGGAACCCCGAAGTCCGAGAAGTCGAAGGTCGTCATCACCGAGGGTGAGATCGACGCCATGTCGGTCTCCCAGGCTCAGGGCCATAAGTGGCCAGTCGTCTCCGTAGTCAACGGTGCGAAGGGGGCCGTCAGGGACATCGCGAACAACCTCGAATGGGTCATCAAGTACCCTGAGGTCGTCCTGATGTTCGACATGGACGAGCCCGGCCAGAACGCTGCCAAGGAGGTGGCTGAACTCCTCTCCGCGCACACTACCGTCAAGATCGCCTCCCTCCCCCTCAAGGACGCCAACGAGTGCCTCGTCGATGGCCAGGTCAAGGAGATCATCCAGGCCATCTGGGACGCTCGCGAGTACGCCCCAGAGGGTATCGTGGAGGCTATGGCGTTCAAGGAGGACTGGCTGTCGGCGAAGGCCGTGGAAGCCGTCCTGTGGCCCTGGGAATGCCTCTCAGCGCAGTTCCTGGGTCTCCGCCCAGGGGAGTTGATCACGGTCACCGCCGACACCGGGACCGGGAAGACAGCCTTCGTCTCGGAGGTCATCTACAGCCTGTTGGAGCAGGGAGAGAGGGTCGGGGCTCTCTTCCTGGAGCAGAGTGGTACGCGGACAATCGACGGCATCGTCGGCCTCAAGATGGGGCAGCGCATCCACATGCAGAGGGCCCTGGAGGGCCTCCCCGATAACATTCGGGCCCTCCGTCCTGAGATCGGGCAGTTCGACCGGGAGCGCGCCTCCCAGGTCTACGACGAGTTGTTCAGTGGGGAGAGGTTCTTCATGGACACCCACTGGGGCTCCGAGGACTTCGACCGCCTCATGGGCAAGATCAGGCACCTCATCATCGCCAACAGGTGCCGATGGATCATCCTTGATCACGTCTCCATCGCTGTGTCCGGTCTGGACATCGACGATGAGCGCAAGGCCCTGGACGTCCTGATGACCCGCCTGAGGACCCTAGTGGAGGGGACCGGAGCGACCATCTTCGCTGTGTGTCACCTTAGGCGTCCGCAAGGCTCCAAGGGCTTCGACGATGGTCTCTCCATCGACCTCAGCCACCTCAGGGGCACCCAGGCTATCGCGCAACTCAGCGACCTCGTGATCGCACTGAACCGGCCAAAGAAGCTCAGTACCCGCCGAGACTGGACCGAAATCACGTCCCTCAAGGAGCGCTTCTCTGGGGAGACCACAGGGAAGACTGTGGGATGGATCAAGTTCGACACCACCACGGGACGCCTCGTCGAGGGGATGCCCAGCTTCCTGAATGATGACGACGATAATCCCTTCGCTGACGAAAGTGAGGAGGGCAACAACCAAGGAGATTTCTGATGGGCTCAAAGCTCCAAGCGGACAACAACTATAAGCCTGATCGGGCCCGCCACAAGAACACAGCGGCGTCCCCCCACAGGGGCAAGGGGTTCGATCCTAAAGGACGTGTGCGTCTGATTGCGGACATTGAGGCCAACGGCTTCCTTGATACTGTCACCACCATCCACTCCATCTGCCTCTTCGATGAGGGCGCAGGCGAGATGTACTCAGGCGTTCCCGCCGAACACCTAGAGACTTACAAGGCATCCGAAGAGGGCAAGAACGCCACCAAGAACGGTGTGCGGATCATTACCCTCGAAGCGGCCTTGGAGATGCTCGCCTGCGCCAACGAGATCGTGGGCCACAACTTCGCCAAGTACGACTACCCTGTCCTCAGGAAAGTCTACCCGGACTGGGACATACAGGGTTTCATCACGGATACCTTGATCCTCAGTAGGCTGATCCACATCAACCTGAAGGACCGGGACTTCCGCCTCTTCCAGGAGGGTAAGGTAGTCGGGGGCAACATCGGCAGGCACTCCCTCGACGCCTGGGGCGAGCGCCTCGGGACATGGAAAGGGGAGTACACCACACTCCCTGTCCACGCCTACAGGACGGCTGAAGAGCACGGCTTCACGGTCGCCAGGGAAGAGAATGGCGGGTATGTGGTTCGACACGGGGAGGACGAGTGGCGGGGTAGCGATCCTGTCATCACTCTCCGTGTCGCCTTCAGGAAGGTGGGCGTCTCTGAAGAGCCCTTCGCCCACTGGTGCCCTGAGATGCAGGCATACTGCGATCAGGACGTGGTGGTCACCAAGAGCCTCTGGGACACCCTCAAGGACGAGGAGTACCCCCAGGCCCCTATCGACCTTGAGCACCGCATCATTCCCCCGCTGGTCCACTCAGAAGAGTGCGGCTTCATCTTCGACATGGAGAAGGCGCAGCGGCTCCTCCCTATTCTCCTAGCCGAGAAGGCCCAGATCGAAGCGGACCTCATGGACGCCTTCGACGACTGGTACGAGCCTGCGAAGTGGGAGGAGATGGATGGAGCCACCACCACGATCCCCAAGACCAGGTACGTGAAGTCCACCCATGATGGTGTACGGAACATCAAGGTTCGGCGGTTCGGGGCGAACGGCAGGGAGCTGAAGCCCTACATCGGCCCTCCAAAAATCCTCTATGAAGAGGGCTCCGTGTACACCCCAGTCGTGCGGAAGTCCTTCGATCCCGGCTCCCGCGATAGGGTCGCCAAGGTCCTCCAGCGGAAGTACAACTGGAAGCCCGAAACCTTCACGAAGACGGGCCAGCCAGAGATCAGTGACGACACCTTGAAGGGCCTCAAGCAGTACCCTGAGTGTCAGCTACTCTCCCGCTACTTCACCCTCGTGAAGCGCCTGGGGCAACTCGCTGAGGGCCAAAACGCATGGCTTAAGCACTACAAGCTCCAGGGTAATGGTCTCTACACCCTCGCCACCCGGTACAACCCGACAGGGACCGTCACCTTCAGGTCCTCGCACTATGAGCCGAACCTGGCCCAGGTACCTGCGGCGTCCGAGAGTGTTCCCTTCGGTCCTGAGTTCCGGGAATTGTTCACAGTGCCCCCTGGATGGGTCCTGCTTGGCACTGACCTAGAGGGCCTGGAGAACAACGTACTGGGGCATTACCTCGCCCGGTACGACGACGGTGCCTACCTGGAGGTCTGCCGATCCGGGGATAGCCACTGGCACAATGTGCAGGCCATGGGGATGGTTCCTCCGGGGACCCCTAAGGACCCTGAGAACTCTCTCCACAAGGTCTACCGGAACAAGATAGCCAAGACCCTCTGGTACGCATTCATCTACGGGTGTGCTGCCGAGAAGGCAGGGTCGATCTACACGGAGCATCTCCCCCTTTCGAGGGAGGAGATCATGCGCCTCACTACTCAAAAACGCCATGAGTGGATCGTGAAGTGGATGAAGAGGAAGGGCAAGAAGCTCACCAGGGCCTCTGTGGCTAAGGTGGCCAAAGGCTCTGAACTCCTTGAGGGTCTCCTTGAGGGTATGCCAGCGCTCAATGCCCTCATTGCGAAGCTCCAGAATCGGCGGAAGACCACCGAGTTATCCGCCTACGGCCCCCACATCAAAGCCCTCGACGGTCGCCGCATTCACTGCCGATCTGATCACAGCCTCCTTAACGCTCTCGGGCAGTCTAGCGGGGCTGTTATCTGCAAGGAGTGGTTGGCCTCCGTCTGGGAAGAGTGCCTAGCCCAGGGCCTCAAGCCGGGGTGGAACGGGGACTTCGTCATCTGCGCCTGGGTCCACGACGAACTCCAGATAGCGTGTCGGAACCAGGAGACCGCAGAGCTGTTGGCTCGGATCGCCAAGCAGGCCGCAGAAGGCGTCGGTCCAAAGTTCAAGTTCCGTGGTGTCACCGCCGCTGACGCCACCATCGGGGCTAACTGGAAGGAGACACACTGATTGCCTAGAAACCATCAGCCCTCTGAAGAGATGCTAGGGACCCTAACGGGTCTCTGGCTTCGCCCATCGTCATGCAAGAGCAACTACGCGCGCGCGTGCGCAATCGCCATAGCCGAGGCCAGCTCCCTCGGTTTCATAACAACTCAGACCCCTGACGGACACTCTACCGTATGGAGAGTTACCGCGAAGGGGCTGAGGCTCATTGAGAAGGCCATGAATGATCCTCGAACCCGGTAGTGACATCGTCCTGGACCCAGCGCGCGTCCTAGGGCTCCTCGACACCCTAGCCTACCCAATCGACCTCCCAAAGGGCGGATCATTCTCCGTAGGCGTTGTGGTGCCCATAGAGGTCTACAGCAACATCCTCAGCATACTCAATATGCTCGCTATCCCCGCACAAGGAGAAACCTAATGGATAACACTGACATCATCATCGCCATTGACGTGATGGTGCTGATGCTTCTCGTTTTCACGCTCCACATCCTCTTCAGGTCGAATGGTGACGATGACTTCTACTCGTAAAGGGGGTCAGCGCCCTACTCTCCTCCTCGACGGGGACCTCCTCATGTTCCGCGCAGCCTCCCTGTCTGAGAACTGCACATGCTGGGACGAAGAGGAGGACATCTGGACCCTGGAGTGTAACCACAAGATGGCTAAGGAGAAGTTCAACGCCTACGTGGACTACTACAAACGTGTACTGAACGGTGGAAAGCTGGTTGTTGCCATATCAGATCGGAAGAACTTCCGCAAAGAGGTGTACCCTGACTACAAAGGTAACCGAAAGGGCCAGAGGAAGCCTACAGGCTTTCGCCAGCTACTCGACTGGATACTCGACGAGGGTGTCGGTCACCCGTGGAAGCCCCTATGTAAGGGTACTCTGGAAGCGGATGACCTCATCGGCATCCTCCACACCAAGCCAGGCACGAACACCATCGCTGTCTCAGACGACAAAGACTTCCTACAGCTCCCCGGCACCTTCGCGCGCATCGGACTGGGGGGGCGTGAGATGGAGGTGTTCGAGATCAGCGAGGAGGAGGCCGACAGGTTCTTCTACACTCAGTGCATCTCTGGAGACGCTACGGATGGCTACGCTGGGGCTAAGGGCTTCGGCTTCGACACCGCCAGCAAGCTCATCGACGGCTTCGTCGCCCTCGAACTCTATGAGCATGAGCTGAAGTCCGGGAAGCGTAAGGGTGAGATCGAGATGAGGAAGAGGGAGCGCGCAGCAACCTCTTACTGGGACATAGTCACTAGCGCTTACGAAGTGTGCGGAATGACGGAAGAGGACGCCCTCCTTACCGCCCGCATGGCTCGAATCCTTCGGTACACCGATTACGATCACATGACAAAGGAACCCATCCTATGGACACCCTCTTGAAAGATAGTATCCCCCTCTTCACCTTCCTGATGGGTGTCGGCCTGACGATACTCGTCGGTATGGACCGGGGGGAACCCGAAGTCCCCGAGGGGCCCCAGATGCTCCACATCACAGTCCACCAGGGTCAATGCTGGGAGGTGGTGGAATGAGGGGTGCAATCACCATCGGGGAGATGGAATACCTCACCGCTATGGGGCAGCGCGCTGTCGAGTATGTCAAGTCGTGTTTCCCTGGTGAAGATGGGGTCCCCTTCATCATCGCAGGTGGTTTCTTCCGCGACCTCCTACTGGGGGGACAGATCAACGACATCGACGTCTTCGTCCACCCGGCCAGGACATACTGGGAGTACATACCGCCCACTGAGGACCACTACGGAGACATCCTCGGGACTGTTGACATCATAGGATGCCACAGCGTCGAAGGTGCAGGTGTTGATGTTCAAAGGATCGTCCTCAATCCCCAGCACTGCCCTGATCTTACCCCTGAAGGGGTTTGCAGTCGGGTAGACATCGGCATCTGCCGGATCGCCATGGACCACCATGGTAGGCTGTATGTCTCAACTGAGGCCATGGCTGATGTAGCTGAGCGTACACTGACTGTGTACCGGGTGAACGGGTCCACGAGCAAGAGGGTCCGCGCGCGCCTTTGTAAGATCAAGGATCGCTACCCTCAGCTCTACTTCGAGACCAGTGACCCATGGGGGCTCCTGGATGCTTCCTGAGGGCTTCTTTGCACTATCGCCTAGCACCCTCATCGCTGCCGTCATCGTCATGCTCTCCTCGACCGCCCAGGTGGCCGGGAGGGCCTTCCAGACCCTCAACATCACCCACCGTAACTGGGGGTGGATACCTGCGGGCTCGATGGTGATCGCGTTCACTGAGGCGGCTGTGCTCGTCGCTATCGTCACGACACAGAACATTTTCGTCATCATTGCATGGGGCCTCGGGGGAACATCCGGGTGCTGGACAGCCATGCTCCTCCACAAAAGGATCAATCGCACATGATCAGCAACATGCCGACACTGGTGGCCCTAGGGGGCCTCAAGGGCTCCGGTAAGTCCACCGCCGCTGACGGCCTCATCTACGAAGGCTTCGGTCGGGTGAAGATGGCTGGCGCTCTCAAGGCCATGATCAGAACCTTGATGGAGTATCAGGGCGCCTCAGGCATAGCCATCTATAACTACATCGAGGGGGACCTCAAGGAGCAGAGATGCCCTTATCTGGCTGGGCGAACCCCTCGCCACGCTATGCAGACCCTAGGGGCCGAGTGGGGGCGTGATCTCATCGCATCGGCCTTCTGGGTGTATGTAGCCAAGAGGGCCATCATCTCCCGGATGGTCGCAGGGCTCTCCGTAGTCGTCGATGACGTCCGGTATCCGAATGAGCTGGAGATGATCCGCTCCCTCGGTGGGGCCACCGTCTGGATCGACCGACCAGGGGCTTATCAGTCTCTCACCCACTCCTCCGAAAAGTCCGTATGCGCTGAAGACTTCACCCTCTCTGTAACAAACGATGGCACCGAAGAGGACCTCAAGCGCAATATCATTCGTACTCTTACAGAATGGAACACCCCACGATGAATGAAACTATGGACAGCACAGCAGAGACTTTGGAGGAGGGGCCTCCCCTCCTTTCGATGGGCGAGAGCCAGACCTCGGTTGAGCGCTACCTCCTCCAGCAAATCTGCGAAGAGGCTGCCGAAGTGATCCAAAGGGCCTCTAAGGCGTCTCGCTTTGGCTTGGAGGAGATAGAGGCTGGCCAAGACCTCAACAACGCTGAGCGCATGGCTCTGGAGCTTGCGGACCTGAACGTAGCCATCCGTGTGCTCTGTACAGAGACAAACGTCGATATTTTTGTAACGTCCGAATATGTCGAAGAGCGGGAGAGCCGTCTCAGGAACTCCATGGCCTACAGCAGCGCTTTGGGGAGGGTCTAGTCCATGACGTCTGTCTACATCATTGGTTCCCTCAGGAACGAAGAAATCGGGGACCTCGCTGAGAACCTTAGGTTAGCCTTCCCCGATACGGAGTTCTTCGCCTCCTGGCTGGCCGCTGGACCTGAGGCTGACGACTACTGGAAGAGCTACGAACAGTACCGGGGGCTGACTTTCAAAGAGGCCCTAGCCGACTACGCTGCCCAGAATGTGGTGGACTTCGATAAGCGCCACCTCGACCGCTGTGATATGGCGATCCTGGTTGGTCCTGCGGGTAAGAGCGCCCACACGGAGCTGGGCTACATGATCGGTAGCGGTAAGCCGACGATCTACTACCTCCCAGAGGAACCCGAGGCTGACCGATGGGACGTGATGATCGGCCTGGCTGGCACAGTCGCCATCGGAGTAAAGGACCTTGAAGAGGCGGTTAATGGCCTCCTTAAGCCCCATGAAGGGGGAGGCTCCCCCATTGCGGATGAGAATGGTGGCGATCCCTGGCCGGTCCCCTTCTCCTTCCTCATTGGTCGGGAGTTCGTATGGACCCCATACGAAGGCCACGCTTGGGTCAATATGCCCCTCGACACTCGTAAGGTCCACGCCCTCATGACCAAGGATGGCTACCGCTGGGACGAAATCAATGGGTTCACCCACTACAATATCCAGTCGGTTGCCGACCATTGTCGAGCCCTACTTAGTCGGGGTACTGATCGAGATGCTCCAGTTACGCGAGAAGAGCTGTACGAACAAATAAGCAGGGCATAAGACCTAGGGGACCCTTCGGGGTTCCCTTTTTTTTTTCGCCCCGTTGTCCGCGAAAAATCCTTGTGTTGGTGGAACGGCTACTGTAGGGCGATAGTGCAACAGCAACAGGATAAGGAAGAATGGCCAGCAATCCTCTCCAGCTCACGCTCAGCCAGGTCGATCTGGACAGCATCAGGGCCTTCTGTGAGGGCCGGGGCAAAGAAGGGAGGGTGGCCAAGGCCCCTCTCTCAAGGCTCCTGGACGACCACGCAGCGGCCCTGAGGGCCCTAGGCGATAATGCCTACCGCGAACCGGAGGAGGAGGAGGAGGAATGATGTTGCCACACCAGCGCTTCCTGATCCCCCAGACAGAGCGTCAGGCGGGAATGCGGCGCTCCCTGAGGGCCCTGGAGGCCAAAAGGCTCTCTTGCCCCTGGGAGACCCTAGGGGCCCTAGAGGACCGCATAGCGGCCCTTAAGAATGAGATCGAGAGCAGCACCAATGAGCCCGGCCTGTACCCCCTGTTCTGATGGGGGACCTCTACCCGCGAATGAGGATAAACTGCCGTTATCCGCGAGCGGGTGTAAGATTCTTCCCGCGAAGGGGGAAGTGGACGCTAGGGCCCCTAGGGGTCTCTGTGTTGGGCTTAAGAAGCTCAGGCTGCCCCCTAGTACCTTTTTCCCCGCGAAGGGGCCTCCTGGTCGATCCTCAGGGCCTTTTCTCCCGCGAAGAGGGCCTTTTCTCCCGCGAAGAGGGCCTTTTCTCCCGCGAAGAGGTCACTGGGGCGCGGGGTATGGTTAACGTCAGGTATGGTTAACGACGGGTATGGTTAACGACCGGAATAGTTAACGTCAGGTATGGTTAACGTCCGGTATGGTTAACGCCCGGCGATGTCCCAAAAAGAGACGACCCGATATGGGACGCCTCCTTGGTTAACGGTGTCTCAGTAAACTCATCTTTAACTTTCTCCGATAAAGTGAACGAGCCGCTAACTAAGTTTGAGATTGCTGTTGCCGCCTTGGCGACAACGGGGCTATCGTGTCTCTGTCACTTTGTGGAGGCAATGACAATGCAACAGCAACAGCCGCTCTCTAAGCAATTCAACGCCATGGTTATAACTATGGCGCACCTGAACAACCCCCTTGGATGGGATATTGTGAGCGATGGAGAAGCCCCATCAACGCTCGAAGCGCTCAACAGCCTAGTTCAGCGCAGCGCGCGCGTGGCCGTCTCGGGAGAAAACTCGGAAACCTCTATTTATGCATGTCCTGAGCATAACGCGGCGTTTCGCGCTTGGCATGATGTGGGTCACTACGCAATCCAAGCGCCCTTTACGTTGGAGGGGGAACAGGCCGTATGTGGATGGCAGGTCCGCCAGATGTTTGATCGCTATGGCGTCTCCCCCCTCACTAAGTTCTGGGCCGACTTGATTGATTGCGAAGTCATCGGACAGGCTCTCTATTTTGAGGCGCACGGAGTTTTCCCGCCCCATCAGCGCCAGTTTACGGAGGCGTTCCTCGCCGACGAAGCGCGGGCGCTGGCGATGGGCCCTGGAGCAGCTTGGGTCAACACAACGAGCATGGAGGGTTGAGGCGGTGGATATTACTAGCTGGATTGTAGGACAGGGGGCGGACCTACAGGGGGCGGACCTCCGGTGGGCTGGCCTTCGAGGGGCTGACCTTCGAGGGGCGGACCTCCGGGGGGCGGACCTGGAGGAAGCGACCCTCCGGGAAGCAGACCTCCGGGAAGCGGACCTTATAGGGGCGGCTCTTAGAAGGTCGTGCCTCCAAGAGGCGTACCTCCGGGGGGCTACCCTCCGGGGGGCGGACCTTCTGGAAGCGTCCCTCTGGGGAGCAGACCTCCGGGGAGCAGACCTCCGGGGAGCGGCTCTAGAGGGGTCGGACCTTCGAGGGGCGGACCTTCGGGGGGCGGACCTAGAGGAAGCGACCCTCCGGAAAGCAGACCTCCGGGAAGCGGACCTTATAGGGGCGTTCCTTCGGAGGGCGGACCTTCGGGGGGCTGACCTAGAGGGGGTGGACCTTCGGGGGGCTGACCTTCGAGGGGCGTACCTCCGGGGGGCTGACCTAGAGGGGGTGGACCTTCGGGGGGCTGACCTAGAGGGGGCGGACCTCCGGAGAGCGTACCTAGCGGGGGCGGACCTACAAGATGCGTTCCTTCGGAGGGCGGACCTTCGGGGGGCTGACCTAGAGTGGGTGGACCTTCGGGGGGCTGACCTTCAGGGAGCGTTCCTAGAGGACGCAGCTCTAGATGGGGCGGACCTTTGTGGGGCTGACCTAGAGGGGGCTCGCGCTATCGTCAGGGTAGGCCCTATCGGCCACCGGGGGCGATACGCCTACATATGGGGAAGCAAGGACAGTGTGATGATTTCATGCGGATGCCAGCACCTTACAGAACTAGAGTTTATTGATCGGTGCGCGGATCATCCCGGATATGGTCCAGATGTCGCCTCATATATCAGTGACGAA